TCGTCATGATTATAAACGGTTTGAGAACGGTAATATGATTGATGGTGGTCGTGCTTATATTAAGTCAAGTATGTGTGAAGTTAAACACTACGTTGTTCGTAACGGTGAAATGGTGGAGAAGAAAGATGCTGAAATCTCGGATGAGAATCTCGATCTTTCGGATATTCCGGAGAAGGACGAGCAATTCTTCATGCGAGCGGAGAAGACAAGACTGGTTAGGAGGCGAGAATGCGTAGATACTACAAACTGATAATCTCTCGACCAACTGGGGGCGTTAATAACTACCCCTTTAACACGTTGATATCGTGTAAGGCAAGCGCCAGGAAGATCGGCAAACCGGGAGATCGCATTATCATTTACGAGATCTTCGAAGATGAACAGAACACTCTGTACGACTACATAATGGAGGATTGGAATGGCTAAAGGAAAGAAGTCTTCAGGTAAGCACTACGTTTCCAAAGGTGAACGACCTAATGTAAGGCGGTCAACTCTTAAAGCGGTTAAGCGGGATCGTGATCTAGTGCAGGGTGCTCTGTACAAACAAGCTGCGGAGGGTAAGAAGAAGTGAAGGAAGAACTCTTAGATAAGATGTTTTGGATAGCACATACGGTAGCTATTTCCTCGGAGGGAACTGGTAAGAGGAACAGTTATCGTCTCGGTGCTGTCCTCTTCGACAAGAATGGTAGAATCTTCGCGGCTAAAACTAACTCAAAGAAAACCCATCCAGCCCTCTCTCGGTACACCGACTATCCGTATCAACACGCAGAAACCGCTTGCATTCTCGGCCATGGTATGGATAACTGCGAAGGGTTGAACTTAATAGTGGTGAGGGTCTTGAAAGATGATTCGCTCGCACTATCTAAACCTTGTGAAGTATGCCAAGCGGTTATTGCAAGGGCCGGTATCAGTGAAGTTTACTATACACAGGACGATGGTAGAATAGGATGTATGACGTAGTTATCGATTTGGAAGTTGACTTGGGAGGGGATCGTACTGATCCCACTCCTTACCGGAAAGAGAATATCTTATCCGGTATCGGTTGGAAGAAGAGCACAGATACTAACGTAAATATCTGGGAGAACGGACAGGATATACACCCCTTTATAGACGACCTTGTCGGTGCTCGTTACGCAGTATTCCACAACGCTAAGTTCGACATCTCATGGCTGCGGGAGTGTGGCATACACGTTACCGGTAAGATCATTGACACCATGATCAATCAATACGTTCTCAATCGTGGAGTTCGAAGCCCACTCAGCTTGAAGCATCTAGCGGAACACTACGATGTTACGAGAAAGACGGATGATCTTGAAGAAGCATTACAGAAGGGCATGAACTGGAGCGATCTCGATCCTGTTACTAGGCGTAGGTATCTTACAGCGGATGTTAACGCAACCGCCGAGATTTATGAAAAGCAGATGGCTTTGTTTGAGGAGGACGCTAGCTCATCCTTGGTCCCGATTCGTGACTTGATGGCTGAGTTCTGTTCAGTCTTAACTGATATCGAACGTGCAGGTATGGCTATCGATATTGATATGTTAGATATCGTTGATCAGGAATACGCTCAAGAAGAAGCGGCGTTGAGGAGTTATCTGACAAGCCAAGTACGAGATCTCATGGGTGATCTAGATGTAAATTTATCTTCACCAGAACAGATGTCCCAGGTGGTATACTCTTGTAAACTCGTGAATAAAAATCTCTGGAAGGAGATTATGAATATCGGAGTTGACCATAGAGGTAAGCCTCTACGACGACCGAGACTTTCTCTGAAAGAATTCAAGGAGGCACTTACAAAATGTTTCAAACGCTCCCGCAAAGTCCGATCTCAAAAATGCCCGTCTTGTTTTGGGCGAGGTCACTACTTTAAGCTGAAGAAGAACGGAGAGAATTTCAAGAAGCCTTCCACTTGTCCTGGTTGCAAGGGAAAGGGCTTTATATATCAAGACCTTACTGACAGGGCTGGGTTAAACATCCAACCAACAGTTGCTTTGGCTTCTGCTGGTGGGTTTAAAACCGACAAGCTCACTTTGAATACGCTCCTTAGTAAGAGTAAGAATGAGAAGACAAAGAAGTTTCTCGGGGCGATTGTCCGACTGTCGGCAATTGAAACTTATCGATCCTCTTTTATTGAAGGTATTAAGAAAGGTATTAAAAGCGATGGTTTACTTCATGCTAATTTTAATCAGTGCATTACTGCTACAGGTCGTCTAAGTTCTAGCAACCCTAACCTACAGAACATGCCCAAGGGCAGGTTGTTTCCTGTACGACGAGCTTTCGTGAGTCGTTTTTCTGGAGGAGACTTAGTTGAAATCGACTACAGTCAGTTAGAATTTCGTGTTGCAGGTATACTGTCACATGATCCCGTTATCAAGGAGGAGGTTGAGAATGGTTTCGACGTTCATGCATACACTGCAAAGGTTCTTACCGATAACGGTGAAGCGACGGAGCGTAACACCGCCAAGGCCAGCACTTTCAGACCCTTATACGGGGGATCTCAAGGTAGTCCCGCGCAGATGGCCTACTTCGATGAGTTCTTCACGAAGTATAAAGGAGTATTTTCATGGCATGATAGGCTTCAGAGGGAGGCGATAACATTTAAACGAGTTACGACCGCAACCGGAAGACAGTTTGATTTCCCCGACTGTGAAAGGCAGCACAATGGTACCGCCTCGTTTAAGACACAGATCGTTAACTATCCGGTGCAGTCAGTTGCCACCGCAGAGATTGTACCTCTCGGTGTTATTCTACTGTTCAACAAGATGAAGGAGATGGGTTTACGCAGTAAGGTGATCAATACTGTACATGATTCTGTACTTATCGACACGCATCCAGAGGAGTTAGCTATTGTGAAGCAGATCGGTCCCAAGTGTTTGCTCGATGCTCAACGAGAAGCCCTTGACAGATTTGGTTTGGATACCTATATACCGTTGGATGTTGAAATGTCTCGCGGAAAAAATTGGATGGAGCAAGAAGATTTTGCTTGACTTTTCAGATTCAGTATGCTATAAGCACGTCAACGTTCAGACAAAAGGAGAAACAGAATGAACGCACAAGACCTAGTTACCTTCGATGTCAAAGGTGGAGATCTATCAGAGCTATACTCCGTTTCGGAAAGTAGTCCTCGCCTAGCAGAACTCAAACTAAATCGGGAGACTATTATAGAGTACAATGAGAAAGACTACAGTGTCCCTGCTCCAGGTGTCAAGATTGAAAATGCAGACTTCGGAGTTGCTTATGGTACGGATGTAAGTATCCGCATCTATTTAGATACAATGCAGACTTCTGTCTTTGATTCCGAACAGAACAAGTACGCCAATATGTCACAGCATTTCAAGGCATTTGACCAGACCGCATTAGACTGGCAGGGTGGTGACAAGTGCGGTTGGATTCCTGCTAAGGAGCGTGAGAAGCTACGGGGGACAGACCCGATGACGTTTGCTAACCTGAGTAAGGTTAAGCTTGGGCGTAACGTATTTGGTACAGTGACTATCTCTGATGCGGTGTTACCGGATGGCACCCCTGTAGAGGTGAAGGACTTACCGGTGCGTATGCGTCTCGGACCTTCAAACTTCTATGAGATCTCTCAGGTTATGGGTAAGATGATTCGTCAGCAGTGTATGCCTATCCATCATGATATCAAGCTATCATACGTTATCGAGAAGCGTGGTTCTAATCGTTTCATTGTATTGAAGTATGAGCCAGATCTTGTTAAGATGCATACACTTACGGATGAAGGAAAGGACAACCTTCAGAACTTTCTTGACCTAGTCAAGATTGAGAACGAGAAAGTTGTTGAGAAGATGCGAGAGAACATGGTCACAACAATGCATGATGACTTTGAAGATGTAACTGAGGTAGCATAATGAATGCTATACAGGAAAAGATGGAGGTCTTCTTAGCGGGTAGTCCCAAGATCCCAGAAGACATTATCTTTAGAGCCAGCCAGATGTTTAACTCTAAGCTGACTAAGTTCAATTGGTCGGGCCGGAAGCGGGGGGGATTACCCTCCCTCTCCCAGGTCGGGAAGCCTTTTTGTCAGCTTCATGCAGAAAAGCTAGGTTGGGAAAGGATACAGGAGTCTGACACGTTTAAGGTTAAGATGCTGTACGGTGATATGACAGAAGTCATCGCCGTCGCTATGTTACTAGCGGCAGGTATCGAGATCGTAGAGTTGAATATGCGTGTTCAGATGCCTATCAGCGATAACGAAAAACTATCCGGTGAACTAGACCTAATCATTAAGGATGGTAACACATACTCTGTATGGGATATCAAGAGTGCTTCAAAGTTTGCGTTTGAAAAGAAGTTTGTTTCTTACGACGCACTAAAGAATAATGATGACTTTGGATATCTACCTCAGTTGTTTGGATATACTGAGGCTGTTGCTGAAACTTATCCCGGTGTTAAGGCTGGTGGTTGGATTGCTATCAACAAAGAAAGCGGAGAACTGAAATTTGTTTTAGCTGATGCAGACGATCAAGTAGAGTACGTTGACAAAATAAAGAACACGATTACTAAGTTAAAGGATGCGAATGAAGATAACTTTGTACGAGGATTTGAAGATGTTGAAGAAGTCTTCTACAAAAAGCCAACCGGCAATCGTAAACTAGCAATCAACTGTTCGTACTGTGGTTTTAGGCATAAGTGTTGGCCTGGACTACGTTACGAGCGCAACCCTAAATCAAGGTCCGCAAATGCCTACAATTTCTACACGGTCTTCCAAGAAGAAGATTAAAACTTCTTCAGCGAAGGCCAAAGGTAGGCGTCTCCAGCAGTGGGTACGTGACTATCTTCACACCAATCTAAAAGGAATAGAACCGGATGATGTCACGTCTACCCCTGGGGGAGTTAATGGCCCGGACATTGGATTGAGTCCTCTGGCACGAAGGTTGTTTCCTTGGACAGTAGAGTGTAAGTCTAGGTCATCCTTCGCGGTGTACTCCGCATTAGAACAGGCAGAGAATAATCTGCTTGACAAAACTAGCCCAGTGGCTATATTAAAGGGTGACCGCAAACGACCGCTGGCACTACTATACGCCGAAGACTTTATGGAGATAACATGCGAAAAGAAAAAATAATGCACGAACTAGCTTTACCTGATAACACTTCAGCTATCTTCTTTCATTTCAACGAAGATACTGGAATGATTGAAGTGTTCTTGGGGGACTTCGCAACAGAAGAGATTAAAAACAGTTATGGCTATCGACAGAAGAGGGCTATCACCGACTATATTGAGTCTGTTTTAGAGGGAGTAATTCAAGATGCTATTAACGATGCTAACGAGGGCATCGAGGTTGATGAACCTCAGCGCGTAAAGGTTGAAGGTAACGTGTACAGTGTAAATTTTTCTAAGGAGATCCACTGATGGCCCGAACTCGTGACATCTTGTTAGAAGAGGCTGGCGATTTAATTAACAAACAGAGAGAGACGGATTATGGCGAAGCTTCGAAGAACTTTCAGGACATTGCCACTGGTTGGTCCATCATTTTGGGTACCACTGTTGACCTAGAAGATGTGGCGTTAATGATGGCATGGTTAAAGATGGCTAGGTTATTCAAGAGTCCTAATCATAGAGATTCTTGGGTAGACCTGATTGGATACGCTGCTCTAGGCGGCGAACTAAGTGAGCGATAAGGAGAAAATATATGTCGAACTTAGAAGATCTTGAGAAAGAAATTAAGGAAAAGACAGACGAGTTAAATCGTCTGAAGTATAAAAGCTTTTATGAAGCTAAGGATGCGTACAAGGAAGCGTACTCTGAAGCAGAGAAGGCGTACACTAATCTTCAGCGGGCGTCTACTGCCCTTGTCCGAGAGCGGTCTAAGATCCAGAAGACAGATGTTTCTGTATCTTCTTTAGATCTTTTCGATCCTTTCGGTAAGGTCTTCCGTACACTACTGTCAACGTAACATGAAGGTTAGAGTGAGAATATACGCCACCATAGATAGTGAGGCGTACTGGGTTCCAGCAGACGGTGCTCTAGGAGTA